CAGATCCTCATGCCCGACGGCTCCAGCATTCGAGTCGCCGCGGCAACCTCCACCCAGCACGGCGCGTCCAACGACCTCGTCCTGCTCGACGAGATCTGGTCGATCTCCCCCGCCGTGATCTTCGACGCGCTCCGGCCGACCATGATCGCCCGCCCCAGTCCACTCATGGCCATGTTTTCCACCGCCGGAGACGAGAGCTCCACCGCGATGCTGAAGTTGCGAGAGCAGGCGATCAACGCGATCGACGCCGGCCGCACCAGCAAGCTCTACTTCGCCGAATGGTCCCCCCCGCCCGGAGTCCGCTGGCAGGACCGCGAATGGTGGCCATGGGCCAACCCGGCGCTCGGCACCACCGTCACATGGGACGCCCTCGAGGCCGCCGCCGAAACACCCGACAAGAACGCTTTCCTCCGCGCCCACCTCAACCTATGGATCTCTTCGGCGAACTCGTGGCTAGCCCCCGGCCGCTGGGACGAATGCCAAACCACCGCCCTCATGCCCGACGGCGGGATCCTCGCCATCGACTCCAGCCTTGATGAATCCCGCTATGTCGGCGTCCGCGCCTACCGCCGCGACGACAAGAAGATCCAAGTCGCGCCGGCGTTCATCGTCGAATCCGAGGACGAACTCTGGGCCAAGGTCGAGGAGCTCATGGCAAACCGCGATCTCCAGCTCGCCGTGTCACCGTCGCTCGAGATCCACACCCCCAAGACATGGAAGCCACGCACCCGCACCGTCGGCTACGGCGAGCTCCTGAAGTGGACCGGCCTCGTCCGCGCGATGATCAACGAAGGCAAAGTGGAGCACGGCGGAGAACTCGCCCTTGCCGAGCACGTCTCACGCGCCGTCCTTGTCAAACAATCCGGCAACGTCGTCCTCAGCTCCCAGAAGAGCCCGGGGCCGATCGAGCTCGCCCGCTGTCTCGTCTGGGCGACAGCTCTCGCATCCGCCGCACCCTCCAAAGCGCGCGTCGCCATCGGCAGATCGTAGACATCCGATCAACGCTGTGGGAGACTCCGCCTAGTGGCACTCTTCAAGCGCACGACCGCCAAGCCCGCCGTCGCCGTCAAAGCGGCATCCGGTGGAGCCGGACAGATCGGCTCGTTCCTCGGCTATTCAGTCGGGACTGCTGAGGAACGAGCTCTGTCGATCCCGACGATCTCGCGTTCCCGCTCCATGATCTGCTCCATGATCGCCGGCCTCGACCTCAAGCAATACCAGCTCGTCTGGAACTCGATCGACGAGGAATACCAGAAGGTCTACCTCCAAGGCGAAGGCTGGTTCACCCGCCCCGACCCCAAGGTGCCGCGCCAGTTCATCATGGCCAACACCGTCAGCGATCTCATGATGTACGGCCGCGCCTTCTGGTACATCACCGCCCGCTACTCAACCGGCTTCCCAGCCGCGTTCACATGGCTCCCCCACTCCAACGTCGAAACTCCCAACCAGCAGGGCCCGCAGTGGTGGGGAATGCCCGACGAGGTCGAGTTCAACGGCGTCATGCTTGACACCGCCAACGTGATCTGCTTCCTCGCCCCCGACCAAGGCCTGCTCTACACCGGGGCCCGCTCCGTCGACATCGCCATCCGCCTCGACGCCGCCGCCCGACGCTTCGCCCTCACCGAGATCGCGGCCGGCTACCTCCAACAGAAAGACGGCTCCGAACCGATGACCGCCGAAGAACTCGGCGAACTTGCCTCCGGCTGGGCGTCCGTCCGCCGCGAATCCGCCATCGGCGCCCTCAACTCCGCCGTCGAGTTCAAAGAGTTCCAATCGGACCCCAGCAAACTCCAGCTCGTCGAGGCGCGCAACCATGCGGCGCTTGAGATGAGCCGCCTCGCCGGTGTCCCCGCCTACCTCGTCTCCGCACCGACCAGCAATGGAATGACGTATCAGAATGCGCAAGAATCCCGCCGCGACCTGTGGCTCTGGGGCGCGCTCCCATACGCCACCGCGATTGCCGAACGACTCTCTATGGACGACGTACTCCCCCGCGGCCGCCATCTCGAGTTCGACATCGACGAAGCACTCGCGCAGGCCGGAATGATGGAAGAACAACAGACCGACCAAGTACTAGAGGACCAGCTCGGATGATCAGACTCGCAGTCACAGACCTCACGATCGACGCCGCCGCACCAGACGAACCCCCCACCCGGTCGATCACCGGGCTCGCCGTTCCGTGGGGCGTCACCACCATCGACTCGCTCGGCACGTCCGTCCGCTTCGAGGCAGGCTCACTGTCCGAAGAAGGCCGCGCCCCTAAGCTCGTCGAGAGTCACGATCTGTCCAAGGTCGTCGGCCTCGTCACCGAACGCGTCTCCACCGATCAAGGCATGATGTTCACCGCCAAGATCGCCCCCACCGCCGCGGGCAACGACGCCCTCGAGCTCCTGAAGATGGGAGCCTTGGACGCCGTCAGCGTTGGAGTCGAACCGACCAAGTTCAAGTTCGACAAGAACGGCACCATGGTCGTCACCGCCGCCAACTGGCACGAGCTCTCACTCGTCGCCGTACCGGCCTTCGATCAAGCCCGCATCACATCTGTCGCCGCTTCCGCCCCGGAGGACGACGAAGAACCCCAACCCGAATACCCAGAGCCCGAGGAGGACTCACTCATGTCAGAACCCACCCCGGTCGCCGTCGAGGCCTCAGCCCCGACCGTGATCCCCACCCAGCCGATCTTCGCTGAAGCCCGCCGCGACTTCAAGCTTCCCTCGGCCGGCGAATACATCGCCAAGTTCCTCGCCGGAGGCGCCGAGTTCGCCGAGTTCAACGCCCGCATCCGCGCGGCCGCTCCAAACGTCGAGACCACCGACACCCCCGGCATCCTCCCCGAGCCGATCGTCGGCCCGGTCTACAACAACTTCCGCGGTCTCCGCCCGGTCATCGACGCCATCGGCGCCAAGGCCATGCCCGGAGGCGGCAAGGTGTTCCGCCGCCCCAGCGTCACCACCCACACCACCATCGGAGCCAGCAACGGCGAAAATACGGCGCTCGATCAGGGCACCTTCGTCGTCTCCGACAATCAGGTCACCAAGGGCGTCTACGGCGGCTACGTCCGCCTGTCCGAAGAGGACCTCGACTGGACCGACCCGAACGTGCTCGCACTCCTGCTCGACGACATGAGCCGCGTCTACGCCAACGAGACCGACAACGTGGCCGCCGACAACCTCATCACCGGCATCACCAACAGCAACAACTTCACGGCCGCCAACATCGCCGACCCGGTCGACTGGGTGACGTGGATGTACACCGCCGCGTCGGACATCCTTTCGGCCTCCAACGGCTGGCTCCCGACCCACCTGTTCGTCGCACCGAACCGCTGGGCCTCGATGGGACAGCTCACCGACACCGCCGACCGTCCGCTGTTCCCGCAGATCGGCCCGATGAACGCCTTCGGCAACATGGCCCCCGGCACCGCCACCGCGACCGCCTTCGGCCTTCAAGTCGTCGTCGACCGCAACTTCGCCAGCGGCACCCTCGCCATCGGCCACCCCGACGGCTTCGAGATCTTCGAACAGCAGAAGGGCGCGATCTCCGTGGAGGCCGCCGACGGCTCCCTGTCCCGGTACATCAAGTTCCGCGGATACTTCGCCACGCTCATGCTGGACGACACGAAGTTCATCAAGGCCGCGTTCGTCTGATCTGCCCCTAGGAGTCTGGATCATGGCGACGTTCACAGTGACGCATCGGATGAGGATCGACGACATCGTCGTGATCCAGACTCTGGACAACACCCCCATCTCCGTCGGCGACTCGATCACCGTCGCCGGCCTCGGCAACGGCATGGACGGCACCTTCACCGTCCTTGACGTACCGACCTACCTGTTCACCGGTGTCGACGACGAAGGCGACTACACGTTCGACTTCAACGAGATCATTCTCAACCAGTACCTCTACGCCGACACCGGCGACGAGGTCGAGCGCGATACTGCGGATCCGTTCGGGACGATCACATGGACCCAGACGTGTACATGGATCACCTCGAGCAACGTCACCGAATGGCTTGGCATCGCCACCGCCACCGCCAACGACACGGCCTTCATCGCCACCTGTGTCTCGGCGGCCAACGCGTGGAGTTTTCGACGCAGAGCCGCGGCCGGATACACTGACAGCCTCACGACCAGCCCTTCCGGGGCTGTCACGCTTGGGACGACCATGTACGCCGCCTCGCTCTACCGTCAACGTGGAGCTGTGGATTCGTTCGCATCCTTCGACCAGATGGGCAACGCGATCCCCAGCCTCTCCCACGGCGAGATCATGCGCCTGCTAGGCATCAACAGGGCTCAGGTGGCATGAAGTGGCATCCGGCATCTTCATCGAGGCTCAGAACGCCCTCGTCTCCACCATCACCGGCCTCGGCTACACCGCCATCACCGACCCCCGAAACATCCGCCCCATGTCGGTGCTCATCAGCCCTCCGACCTTCGAGACCTTCACATACAACGTCGGCGACATCACGTTCACGATCAGCATCGTGGCCGCACCTCCCGCCAACCAAGACGCCGTCGACTACCTGCTCACACAGGTGGACACGCTAATGAACTCGGCGCTACCCATCACCTCCGGCCGGCCGTCCGTCGTCACCATCGGCGGACAAGAACTACCGGCCTACGATCTGACCGTGAGAATCGCCTCACGGCGCAACTAAGGAGCCCCACATGGCAACCACGACCTACCTGTCCAACCCCACCGTCAGCGTCGGCGGCGTCGACGTCTCCGACCAGTGTAAAGCCGCGACCCTCACCGTCGGCTACGACCAGCTCGAGACCACCGCGTTCGGCGACACCGGCCACAAGTTCACGCAGGGCCTCCAGTCCGTCGAAGTGACCCTCACGCTGTTCAACAGCTACGGCGCCGGCGAGATCGAAGCCACCCTCTACTCCGTCGTTGGAGCCGGGAACACCACGCTCGTCCTCTCGCCCTCCGGCACCTCCGAAACGGCCTCCAACCCGGAGTACACGATCACCAACGCATTCCTCGCCTCGTTCACGCCGATCTCGGCCACCGTCGGAGAGCTCTCCGAAGTTGAGGTCACGTTCGTCGGTGGTACGTTCGTCCGCGACATCACGCCGTAACCAAAGGAGTCCCGACATGAAGCTCACCATCCGCGTCGACATCGGCGAAGGCCCGGTCGACGTAGAAACCAACCTCTTCATCACCGTCCTCTGGGAACGGAAATACAAGAGGAAAGCGTCCGATCTCGCTCAAGGCGTCGGCGCCGAGGATCTCGCATTCATGGCCCACGAAGCGATGAAGCAAGCCAAGGTGACCGTCCCCGCCATGCTCGACGACTTCATCAAGAAGATCGTCAGCTTGGAGGTGGTCGAGACAAGCTCGGCGAACCCTACCCAAGAGGCACCTTCCGACGCGGCCTAGCAGAAATGCTGGTCGCGGTCGGCTGGTGGCCTCCACACATTGAGTTCGACACGCGTGACCTCAACACCGTGATCGAGATCCTGAACCGAGGCCACAAGTGAGCGCAACGATCCGAGTCGACGGAGTCAAGGAGACCATCGCCTCCCTGAAGCAGATCGACCCGGAGCTCCGCAAGACGTTCAACCGGCAGGTTAAGGAGATCGCTAAGCCGATCATCACCGCCGCCCAAAGCCGCTACCGGTCGCAGACTTTCCCATCCGGGACAGCTCGAGCGTGGAATCAGCGCGGCCGTCCGATCTTTCCGCTTGATACCCAGAAAGCCGTCCGGGGCGTCACCGCTCAGATCTCCACCTCGCGCCGGTCCGCCTCAACGATCGCGGTCGTTCAGAAGAACGCCGGCGCGGCTGTGTTCGAGTTCGCCGCCTCAGGCAACCTTGGCGCCGCGTTCAATAGCAAGAACGGCGCCCCGGCGCGCGTCATGTGGCCCGCGGCCGACAGCGCCGAAAACAAGGTCTCGCAGGAAATGGCAAGATACGTCGAGGAAGTCTCCGACCAGATCAACAAGGAGCTCAGCCTCTAGTGGCCATACGCATCCCCATCATCAGCGAGTTCGACGACAAAGGACTCGCCCGCGCCACCCGCCAATTCAAAGATCTCGAGACGACCGGCGAGAAGGCCCAGTTCGCCATCAAGAAAGCCGCCCTCCCCGCCACGCTCGCCCTAGGTGGTCTGGCGATCGCGGCCGGCGACGCGTTCAAAGCGTTCGCCGAGGACTCCGCCGCGGCCGACAAGCTCGCGCTCAGCCTCAAGAACTCCACCGGCGCCACCGACGCTCAAGTGGCCGCCGTCGAGGACTTCATCAGCTCCACCAGCAAAGCGGCCGCCGTCGCCGACGACGAACTCCGCCCCGCCCTTGACAACCTTGTCCGAGGCACCAAGGACATTACCAAGAGCCAAGAACTCCTTACCTTGGCGCTAGACATCTCGGCCGGCACCGGCAAAGACCTCGAGTCCGTAACAATGGCGCTTTCGAAGGCATACAACGGTCAGCTTGGCCCGCTCAAGAAACTTGATCCGGCACTCGCCGCACTGATCAAGAACGGCGCGTCGGCCGATCAGGTATTCGCTTCGCTGGGAAACACCTTTGGAGGTCAAGCGGCCGCACAAGCCGACACCGCTCAAGGTCGAATGAGAAATCTGACGATTCAGATGGGCGAACTCAAAGAATCGGTGGGCGCGGCCGTCGCCCCAATCATCGAGAAGCTCCTGCCCGCCTTCACAGGGATCGCTACTTGGATTCAAGAGAACACAGGCCTCGTAGTCGGCCTTGGCGTTGCCATCGGAGGCATCGCTCTCGCCGTGTGGGGAGCCAACGCCGCGCTTACCGCCTGGAACGTCATCACCAAGGTCACCGCGGCCCTCAACGCCGTCTTAGGCACCTCATTCAGCGCCCTGTGGGTCGCCACCGGCGTCGGCATCATCATTGCGATCATCGCGGCCGTGGTCGCGCTCCAAGCCAAGTTTGGACTGTTCACCCCGGTAATCAACGCCGTTAAAGCCGCATTTGAGATCTGGTGGAACACCGTCTCGGCCATCTTTGGCTGGATTTTCGACAAGATCCAAACCGTAGCCAGTTTCCTATCCAGCGCATTCACACTTGCCCTTGAAGTCGTGACAGGAGCCTTTGACATCTGGTGGGGATACATCTCCGAGCTAATCGACGGCGTCAAAGCTGCGTTCACCGGAATGGGCGACGCACTCAAACAAGCGTTCAAAGCTGTATTCAACGCGATCGCTGATTTCTGGAACTCCACAGTCGGCAAACTGTCATTCAAGGTCCCAACGTGGGTGCCGATCATCGGCGGAAAAAAGTTTGATGTGCCAGACATCCCGAAACTGGCCGAAGGTGGCATCGTCACCGGCCCCACCCTCGCCCTCATTGGCGAAGCCGGCCCCGAAGCCGTCATCCCGCTTAACCGCATGAACCAAGGCGTCACCGTCAACGTCGCCGGCTCCGTTATCAGCGAACGCGACCTCATCGAGACCATCCGACGTGGCCTCGTCAACGCTCAACGCAACGGCGCCCAACTCGTCTACAGCAACACATGACCCTCCCCTGCCAACCAGTCGTCCGCCTCCGCCTCGGAACCGGCGCATCGTTCGGCAACGTCCTCGTCCTCGGCGACGCCATCAACGGCATCCTCGGCACCAACATCCTCGGCACCACCGTCGTCCAAGTCGTCGACATTTCCACCGAGGTTGACCAGATCGCCATCCGTCGAGGCCGCGACCGCATCTTCGAGCATTACACACCCGGCTCGGCCACCATCAGCTGGTGGGACCCAAACGGCGATTGGAACCCGGACAACGCATCCGGCCCCTACTACGGCCAGATCCTTCCGATGCGACAAGTCAAAGTAACCACTAACTACAACGGCACCGAGTACGCCCTGTTCTCCGGGTTCATCAGCTCATGGGACTGGGAATGGCCCAAAGGCACGCAATTCGCCAAAGTGACCGTGACCGCCGACGACGGCTTCCGCCTCCTCGCTTTATCCAACGTCGACAACGTCACCGGCGCCGCGACCGGCGACTACCCCGGCACCCGGATCAACCAGATCCTCGACATGATCGACTGGCCGGCCGACATGCGAGAAATCGACACCGGAACTCAAGAACTCCAGAACGACCCCGGCGGCCTCCGTGCCGTCCTCGAGGCCATCCAAACGGTCGAAGCGACCGAGCTCGGCGGGTTCTACATGGACACGAATGGCAACGCCCGCTTCAAGTCCCGCAACGCGATCAGTCAACAAGCCTCCGGCACAGCTGTCGACTTCGCCGACGACGGCACCGGCATCTACTACCAAGACCTCGACGTCGCCTTTGACGAAACAGAGCTCTCTAACGTCGTCTCCGTCACCAACCACGGCGGCACCGCCCAGACCGCCTCCGACGCCACCTCGATCGCCGAGTACTTCACCCGCACCTACACGCAAACCGAACTGCTTGGCCGAAACAACGCGCAAGCCCTCAACATCGCCAACCTCATCCTCCAATACCGAAAAACCCCGCGCATTCGCATCGAATCCATCACCCTCGACCTATCAAGCGACAGTTCTCGAGTTGAACCAGCCCTCGATCTGGACTTTGGCGACCCGATCTACGTCACCCGCACCCAAACCCCCACCAGCGTCCTCGACCTGCGGCTCACCGTCCAAGGCGTCGAACACACAATCACCCCGGACCGCTGGACCACCCGCCTCATCACCCGCGAACCACTGAGCACCGCTTTCATCCTCGGATCAAGCCAGTTCGGTATTCTCGGCACCAACACCCTCTAGGAGCATTATGACCACCACCTATCCGATCTCAGCCGCCTACACCGACGGACAGGTCCTGTCGGCGTCAAACGTCAACCAGATCGCCGGAGGCGTCAACGACATCGCCGCCCTCCAGCTGAACGCCCAGACCGGCACCAGCTACACGCTGGTCATCGGCGACGTCGCCAAGATGGTCACCCTCACCAACGCCTCAGCCGTAACGCTCAACATTCCGACAAACGCGACGGCCGCTTTCGCTGTCGGCACCCAGATTCTCCTGTATCAGGGCGGAGCTGGACAGGTCAGCGTTGTCGCTTCGACACCGGGCACCACCACTGTCCGAGCGCAAGGCTCGAAAACCAAGATTACCGGCCAGTACGGCGTCGCCTGTGTGATGAAACTTGCCACCGACGAATGGGTCGTCTTCGGGAACACCTCGGCATGATCCCCGCCGTCAGCGCCGCAGGCACAGCCACAGCCGTGACCTTCACCGCCAACTTCCTCATCATCGCCGGAGGTGGAGGAGGCGGCACCAACTTCGGTGGAGGCGGAGGAGCAGGCGGCTACCGCACCTCGAGCGGAACCTCAGGAGGTGGCGGAGCCGCCGAAACAGCCCTCACCCTCAACACAGCGACCGCGTACACCGTCACCGTCGGCGCTGGAGGTGCTGGTGGCACAGGAAGCGCACCCGGAAGCAACGGCAACAACAGCCTCGTCAACACGACCACGTCGACCGGTGGAGGAGGCGGAGGCAACCGAACCGTCGCAGAAGGCGACGGCAACACCGGAGGATCAGGCGGCGGCGGCGGATACGGCACCGGATCAACACCCGGCGAATACGGAGCAGGCACAGCCAATCAGGGCTACCGAGGAGGCCTCGCCAACCTGACCGCCAAATACGGCTGTGGTGCTGGTGGAGGCGCTGGAGCCGTCGGAGGAAGCGGATCAACAACAGTCGGAGGCAACGGCGGCACCGGAGTGTCATCATCCATCACCGGATCAGCCGTCACCCGAGCCGGAGGTGGAGGCGGCGGCATCGACGCCACCGGTACGGCCGGCACAGGCGGCACAGGCGGCGGAGGCAACGGAGCCGCAGGCACCGGCACACCCACCGCAGGGACCGCCAACACAGGCGGAGGCGGCGGCGGATCAGGCACCAACACCGTCAACGGAGGCAACGGAGGTTCAGGAGCAGTGTTCATCGAATACCCATCCGCACGCTCAGCAACAATCGGCGCCGGACTCACCGCCACCGAAGCAACCGTCGGAGCCAACAAAGTCATCACCGTCACCGCCGGAACCGGCACAATCACTTGGTCGTGACCATGGCCCACTACGCATTCCTCGACGACAACAACACCGTCACCCACGTCATCGTCGGCATCGACGAAACAGAAACGATCGAAGGCGTGACCCCCGAACAGTGGTACTCCGCGTTCGTTGGCCAACGATGCGTCCGCACCAGCTACAACGGAAAAATCCGCAAACAGTACGCAGGCCCCGGATACACCTACGATCCCGACAACGACATCTTCATCCGACCCCAACCGTTCCCATCGTGGACCCTCGACACCAACCACGACTGGCAACCACCACAACCCATGCCCGCCACCGGCCAATGGACATGGAACGAAACCACCCAAACATGGGGAACCGATGGCGACTAAAAAGAAAGCCGCCGAACCCACCGCAACTGGTCGGCCGTACACCGGCAACACCGACCCCGCCAACGGAGCACGCCCCGGCACCATCCGCTTCCAGAACTACATGGTGTTCCTCTTCCAAATGAAGAACCTCGGGATCTACGCCAACCGGCCAATCCGCGGCGGCTCCGGGCTCTCCGTTCATGCGACCGGCCGCGCCTGCGATCTTGGCGGCGGCCCCAACCAGATCATCGCCGCCATCCAGTTCCTCGAGCGTCACGCCGACCAACTCAGCATCGAGGAAATCCACGACTACGGCAACCGCGTCCAACCCGGCCAACACGGCGCCGGCTGGCGATGCGACCGCAACGCGTGGAAGATCTACGACAAACCCACCATCGGCTCCCCCGGAGCCGCATGGGTCCACTACGAAATCAGTCCCGACATGGCCGACAGTCCCGACAAGGTGGACGCCGCCTTCAAGGCGATCCTGTCGAAATGAGACCGAATGAAACTCGTGATCTGCGCGCTCCTAGTAGCGACGATCGCCTGCGCGGAACGATCCCGCGCACCCCAATACGAGATCGAGTACGAAAGGATGTACCGTGAGCGAATCACCCAAGAAACGCCGGATGTCCCCTGACGAGATCGAGGCCCGCACCCGAGCGATCCTGATCATCACCCTCGCCGCTGTCCTCGGCTTCTCCGTCATGGCCATGCTCTACGGCCTGCTCTTCGTGTACCAGCCCGAGAAGATGTCCGAAGCGGACGCCAAGATGTTCGAGATCCTCGGCCCACTCGCGGCCGGCATCACCGGAGCTCTCACCGGCCTCGCCGCCGGTGGAGCAATCAAGTCGCGCCGCGACGATCAGGATTCTTGACCCTGCCCTCCTGAGTCGGTAGACAGTCCGCACCTCGCGGACCCGACCCGAAAGGAAATCCCATGTCCAGATTCATCTTGGGCGTAGCCATAGCCTGCGGCGCCCTCTTCATGTTCCTCGACCGCCCAGAAACCATCCAAACGGCCCCTGCGGTCGTCTCCTACGCCCCGGCAACCCTGCCAGACCCGACGACAACGATCGCCGCTCCTACGACCACACAGGGCCCAATCCTGCCACTCGTGGGGCCCGACACCCCATGCCAAGAATGGGTGCCCGAAGCGATCGCGGCCGGCTGGCCTGCCGACCGGCAGATCCTCGAGACGCTCATGTCAATCATCTGGCGCGAATCCCGCTGTCAACCGGACGCTTGGAACGGCCACGACGCAGGCCTCACCCAAATCAACCAGATCCACACCGCATGGATCGCAGAACTAGGCCTCGGCAACCACCCGGACGCCATGTTCGACCCGGCCCGCAACCTCAAGTTCGCATGGAAGCTCTACAGCTCACGCGAAGCCGCTGGGA